TAACCATGTTTACTTCTTTACCTTTCTTTATTTAATAATAATTAATAACTACACTCCTTTAGAATACCTATAAGAGAACTTATACAGTACAGGAGGGGATACTTATATAGAGTTTCTTATAGGTATTCTAAAGGAGGTACTCTAGGAGCAGGTCATGCGACCCTAGTGGACATTAAGGGTGTATTCTCTCAGTGATATACCTTTAATAGTCTTAGACTTTTTCCTTTTTCCCCCTTATAGTGTGCCAATTAAATTCACCCAGTATCCATGCGGGTTTCCGGACTTTTAATTGGAACAGACCTAATGTCTACTCTATAAGAACACAAGTGGCCTAACCCTAGTATCCATGCGGGTTTCAGCACTCTTTAATCATCTTGGTTATTAAACTCCCTTTAAAAAGTGGAAAAACTTAATTATTAAAAAGTGTATAGAATGTTACAATAATCATAATAATCCTTATCCATATCTGTGATAGGTCAAAATAGGGGGTAAAGCACTAAAAATACACCACTATATATTGTGTAGTTATTTATATTTACCACTAGATATTGTGCAGGACACCCCGTAGGAATCGACTTATTTTAGGGGTCTATATAACCATATAGGGTTCTTAAATAAAAGCCCTCAGAAACGAGATTTCTCAAATAAAAATAAATTTGCAGAGCTTACACGTATCCTGGTGTTTCATATTTAAAAGATAGAGAAGGAGATCATAGTGATTAGCTACAATCTCCCTCTATTATCTTAATGTTTTATTTCTTCATGAAAAAGGTAGGAATCAAGAGCATTACTTAGCTTTAGATAGCTATTTGCCTTTTTCACGGAATCTAGCTTCGGAGGCTTTTCTTCCTCATATAATAGACCATAATCGGGGTCCATCCACTTTTCTAATTGCTCTGCGGCTAACTCATTAAGACCTTCAGTAGCCTCAATGGACATACAATCGAGCCAATAAGATACAGCCATTTCAAGGGCATCCAGTCGGTCATCATGGGCAAGACTACCTCTATCCCTAGAGAGCCTAGTTAATTGATAGAATAAAGAGTATTGAGGTTCTCTTTCATAGACCTTATAGTCATCCTCAATGACCCTTCTATCAACAATCATTTTATGACGCATTAAGACAGGCTCTAAGGTATCAATGATTCTTGCTTCCTTCTGACCTCTGGCAGTCTTTGCATCTTCCACAGCACAATCAGGATAAAGCTGATTCACCACAGGGATTAGCAATTGAGCAAACATACCATTACCGAAGTTAGGTTCTACAAGGATTTTATGACACCCAAAGAATTTAGCTTTCATAGCAAGTTTCTTTAGGACTAGTTCATCATAGCCCTCTTGAAAACCTCCAGAATCCATAAGGAATAACCAGCCGTTTAGGAATTTCATAACTATATAGGCAGTTTCATCCTTACCTCTACCAGAGGGGTCAACAGCCATAATACATCCAGAATACTTTTGAGTTTCCTTAGACCTATTGAGAGGAGAATAATAATAATCACCTTTAAGAGCAATACAGGGAATATCTGGAATCCTGTTGGTCTTAGACCATGCCCATACTAGGCTGGCTTCTTCAAGGTCAAGACTGTCTACGATCAAGTCAGCAACCTTTAAGGGATACTTTTCAGAGTCACTAAGGTTAGTATTAAGTTCAAACTGAAGGGCAAAACCAGCTTTCCCATAAGATAACTTTCTCTTTTCGATTTCTTCTTCATCGAAACGAGCGGGGTCAGTAGGGTATCCAGCATAAGCTGTAGGGTTCTTATCGAACTTTTCAGCAAGAACAGGAGCTAAACGTTCACCATAATAGGCTCTTTTAGAGTCATTTTCAGGATATATTACAGGGTAGATAATACATTTATACCCTCTTTCCTGAAGGGCATTATAAACAGACATTTCATTCTGGGGAGTCCCTAAGAATAGGATATGACCACCCGGTTTGATAATAGCATCAAATTCCTTTACGGCTTCTCCTAACTTATCCCTCTGAGCCTGTGTACCGGAGTTGTTAGGAACTTCAACGTCATCAGCGATCAGAAGGTCAGCACGACTACCAGTAATCTGCCCAGTGATACCTACAGATTTAACACTAGGAGAAATATCAGGAGCCGCAGGAGAGAGGTCAAAAATATTCTGGGTATCTCTTTGCTCTCTAGTTGGCAACAGGTACTGTAAAAAAGGAATGGTCTGAAAGATTCTCTTAATAAAGATAGCATTAGCATCAGCTCTGTCTTTAGAAGCAGATACAATAAGTACCTTTATATTAGGGTCACGCCACAAAGACCATGCAGAAAATGCACAGGTAATAAAAGACTTTGCTACACCTCTAAAGCCCTCTAGGATAAAGCGATCACTAGGGGAGTTCTGTAGAGTGTGTGCAATGTCATACTGAATAGGAGTAGGCACAGGAAGCCCAATCTCCCTCCAAACCATAAAGAGGAAAATACGGAAATCTTCATGTGCCCTTTCCTGTTGTTCTTCATCCCAATACACTGTTAATTAATCCCATCCTTAAAGACTGGAATTTCAGTAGTCATTTTTTTAATCTTATCGACACCAATGGTATCAGGTTGGGTAGTCAATTGGTTCTGTTGAAGGAACTTTCTGACCTTTTCGAGAAATGCAGGATTCCTACGAAGTTCAGGGTCTTTCAGTCCTTCAAGCAGAGCATTGACTTCCAATTGAGCCATAGTATCAATAAGCTCTTTATCAATCTTAGTCATTATTCCCTAAAGTCCCATCTAGCAGCATAGCCACGAACATCTACATGGATACCCCAATCATACTTACCAATACCATCAAAGCCAATTTCTTCTGCAAGGTCAGCAAATTCATCCACAGTATACCCATCAGGAAGTGCTACATCAGCGGCTTTCCCATATACGTGCTGAGAGTTAGAAACACCACCTACCTCTGCATTATGTTCAGGACAGCGACAGCCAGAATTAATAATCAAGGGTTCACCTACATTATCACGCAGTTCTTCCAGCTTTGCTACCAGATTCATATCAATGTCATCATAGCCACAGCCACAATGACAAGCAAATTCATCACTGTTAAAATGTTCAGTCAATTGCATTATTGTCATCCTTTCTTTCTCTTTCCTTAACTTCATCTTTATGAATAGTCACATAGTAAGTTTTATACAGCGTACAGAAAATTTGAACCAATAGATATCCTAATGTGACTAAATAAATAATATCCGGAAGGGGTACCCCTAAAATAGAGAGGGTACTAACACCAACCGGAGGGGCCACTTTAAAGACCTCATCAACGACAGCTTCATGGGCCTGTTGCTCATTTACCATTTAATCTCCTTTGGAATCACAAAGAGGTCATATTCATCAGCTACCTGCTTAGTTACAGCCCAATATTCCTTCATAAAACTACATTGCTCATAGCAATCTCCTTTTCTCATAGCCATTGGACAACGATTCTGACACATATCCAAATGTTCGCATTTAAGGCAACCTTTAGGCACCATAGCTTTCCCAAGGAAAACAATAGCAGCTATAGCAGGAACACTGGTCAATGTGGTGATGATAATATTGATATCTTTGAGAGGTGGTCTATTATCTGTGTACCAAATAAAAAGGCACCCTGACAGATACATCAGGATGCTTAGAATCAATAATCCGACCACTATAATAATGAAGGCTTTTGGTAAACCCTTAAGTTTTAATCTCCCAATTTTACTAATTTGTTTTAAAATCTTGTCAATCATTTTCGTTCTCTCATGTGAATGACTTCCTCATGCTTTGCATCCATCACACCATTGTCCGCCAATTTCTCATATATACTGTAGATTTCCTCGAAAGTTCTCTTTTCATCAGCTGTAGGAGGCTTGACGGTGAATTGATTATGCAGAGAATCCAGGGTGATTCTCAGGAGTAATTGCATGCCTTTCCTCACTGCCTTTAGTCCAGAGAAGTAGGCATAAGCATATCCAGAGAGCCCTCCGATAATTAGCGAGATAATGGATGTGATAGCACCTGTGATTATTTCATTCATCCTTATCTCGTGCCTCCTCCTTTCTTTCATTGAATTTTTGCTTTATTTCTTTACAGCATAGGTATATAGCAAAAATAGCAGCAGATAACATGATTACAAGTGCACTGATGGCACCTATAAGTGCTGCAAGGGAGAATATTACATCCACCCAATATCTTATAATCTCAAGCATCTTAATCCCTCACTCAAAGAATGTAAGGGCTGAACCAAATAGGCATAGTACAACAAATAAAGCAACAAAAAAAGCAAGTGTTAATATGTATTCCATCATTGCACCCCCTGTCCGTATTCGATGACGACCCAGCCATTAGAGCCAGCCTTACCTCCTTCACCAGCGCCAGAATACGCCCCACCAGCTCCCCCAGCACCATTACCGGCATTGGCACCGTCAGCACCATTAGAGCCGTACCTTTTAGAAACAGCACCTCCCGCACCCCCTCCAGCAGTAACTCCTGGGACACTAGAGTTCCCTCCAGTAACGCCAGCATTGCCAAAAGCAGGAGCGCTTCCACCTTTTCCAACAGTAACGTTTATGTTGGTTTTAGGTGTGACGGAAATAGTTGTATTAATTTTAGCACCATTCCCGCCCTTGCCTCCTCTATAATAATCTTTGTCATCTCCCCAATAAACTGTTCCGCCTGCACTGCTACCACCTGCCCCGGCGACTTCTACCCGGAGCTTAGTGACGCCAGCGGGAACAGCAAAGGTAAATGTACCTGGAGACCTGTATGCTGTTTTCCCATATACAGGAACACCTGTAGTGGCAATTGCCAACTGAGTACCTGTATGCTCTTTCACTCTACCTGGAGTAGCCCGATATTCTCCTATAGCACATAGAGGAATATCGTACTCAACTCCATTTACTTTGTAATAAAAATAGGCACTACCTGCTTCTGCTCTATTATCATAAACGTTGCAGGTATATGTAGTACCTCCTTTTTTAATTGCCAAATGTTTTACTACTGCCATATTAATACACCCACATTTCCGCACCGTTCGGGAACACCAAATGACCATCTGCATTATAGTTGGCCAGGCGCTTCCAGCCAGAATGTGTGGAAGTACCAGCATAACCACCATACCATACACCATCATTTGGATTATCACTAAGGAATAACTGTCCTCTCCAAAGGTTGGAACCTCCACCATAGGATAACATTAAACCATTTTGGGGTGTTTTTGTGACACTAGCAGTACATTTTTTTAATACCGGTATAAGATTATGGGTGCTTGGAGCTTCCGCCTTATCTCTCCAGTCTTCGAGTGCAATAGAAGTTCTGGCTACAAAGGTATCATTAGCTTCAGTGCTATTCATCTTCTTACTGAGTTCAGTTAGAATCGTAGTGGCAAAGTTAGGGTCATTACCAAGAGCATTTGCAATCTCCTTCAGTGTATTCATAGTCTCAGGGGCCGAATCCACCAGAGCTGCGATGCTTTTTGCCACAAATTCAGTAGAAGCAATTGTGTTAGAAGAGTTTCCTTCATTTGCTGTGGGAACAGAAGTCTCACCAGACACAGTAAGAGCCTTTGTAGTAACACTATTTGCTATATCAGCCTTAGTTGGTACATCAGGTTTATTCTTAATGAATGCCTTACTGTTCGCATTAGTTTCGTTCCAGTCAGCATTAATCTGTCCAGCGGCGGCCTGTTTAGCACTCTCAGCGGCGGCCACTTCGGAAGCCTTAGCATTTACTTCAGAAGTCTTAGCAGAATCAGAAGCACTCTTAGCTTCATCCTTATAAGTTAATGCATTATCTTCAGAGTCTTTTACAGCATCCTTTGTAGAAGTCAGAGAGGCAAGATACTCATTATACTTATTCAATAGAGTAGTTTTGTAATCATTAAAGGTAGTCGACAAGTTACTCGTATAAGTATCATAGTTGTTCTTTAAGGTATCTTTATAGTTATTAAAATCACTTAACAGACTAGCAGTATAAGTATCAAATTGATTCTTTAAAGAACTTGCATAAGAATCAAAAGACTCTTTCAAAGACTTACTATAACTATTATAAGTAGTCCCTAAGTCTGCTAACCACTTATCCAATTGACTTCTTACACTTGCAAGGAAACCTGTTTCTTCCTTCTTGATCGTACCCAGATTGACGACATCAGAATCATCAGTAGGGTTTCCCACATGAGTAATCGGGAGATACTGACCTTCCCATTTATGACCATCTTCAGTCTTTACCATAGCAGAACTATTAAGGTTATAAGTAGTTTCTTCAATCAGGTGTAACTCTTGAATCTGCTGGGTAGTCATATTGGAAGAAGTCAATACAGAACCTTCATTCCACTTTACCATTCGGTCTGTAGGGGTTTCCCTATAGACCTTAATAATAGAACCAGAAGGGGGAGCAGTAGGGAAACTTAACTCCCTACCGTCCACATTATAGTCCTGTGCATATACCTTATCTACTTCATTGATAGTAACCTTTACAAAGTCTTTTTGCAGATAATCAAAAGGAATAATAAAGGTACTTTGGGAGCCATCTCCCTTATAAGTAGCCGCACTATATGCCATCTAGTTAATCACTCTCCTTTTGCACAATTATCTATAATAAGTATTACCAGTCTTTCGAAGGGCCTTAATGGACTCCTGAACAATCTTTCTTTGTTGTTCATTAATCATATTAGCCTTAGCCTCCGGAGAGGTATTCTTATTAAGTTTAGATTTAGGATTGTTAATTTCGTTAATAATCTGATAGGCTCTCTTAATATTCTTATCAGCCTTTTCATAAATCTTAAGGGTATTATCTTTGAACTTCTTAGAACCCTTAGTAGTTCCATTGGCTTCCATAGCCTTACTTGCAACTTCCTTTTGGGCTTCCTTAAGCTTATCCTGAAAGACCTGTGTAGGAGCTGTTCGGATATTCACATTGCGGAACAGACGGCTGACTACAGGCATTTGAGTAGTATCCTTAGCAGGTTTATCATTACCACCCATAAGAACATTACTACCATTAAGGATTACTTCAGAGCCAATATTTCCCAGATAGCCTCTAATCATATGGTCAAAAGCCATAGGGGAAATACCAAAGATACTACCTGCTTTCTTCCCTAATTCAGACGTAGAGGAATTATATTGCAGGTCATTACGTACCTTTTTAAGGTTCTGTGGAATCAAATCACGATTTCTGAAGAAGTCATAATTGAATACATACTCTGCAATAGGAGCCAATGCAAAGGTAGTAGCAGAAGGAGAGAAAGCACCTCTAATATAGTCACCTAAATAGCCAGGGGCCTCTTTATCATTATCATAACAATAATCAAGAGTCCTTTCTGCGGCACTAATAAGAGCACCAAATCCTTCAGGTTTAGGGATAGTCATGATCGTATTACCATCAACATTGATACAGAAGAATCTATTCTTAATATCAGGGTCAAGGTTACGATACCATTCGTCATTATGATTCAATGCCCATAAAGCAACACCAGCACCAACCAATAAGCTGGTTCTAAAGAGTGCCTTATTTCTATTGATTTCCTTACCAGAATAAGTACCAAAGAAATTCTTTAAGCCTTGCATATTGGCATTTAAGAAGGGTACATAAGTATTCAGCTTCTTAGTAGCCTTACCACCTTTAGAGAAGTCCATAGTGATCTCTCTAGCACCCTCAATAGATTTCCATAAGGAGTTCTTTTCTCTCAGGAGTCTTTCAGCTTCTCTGATTCTAGGAGCCATTTCAATTTCATCAAGGACACCAGTGTAGCCATTATAGAGCTTCTTACCATAGGTCATAGCGGCCTTAATGAAGTTCTCACCAGAGGGACTTACAGGAGTTTTACCTCCCATCATCTCTCTTACATTTGCTTGAATATGAATACCTTCTCTGCGGAGGTTAGCATTCTTGACACCTGCAATCTCCATTAAGGCATTAAGGTATTTACCTTTTTCACCTTTAGGATGTTGTAGGAATACACCTTTTACAGAATCCCAAATAGGAATCACAGGCAACCACTTATTAGAACGACTTCTAACCATAGCGGTAAAGGTATCTCTTAAAAGGTTAGTTACAGCAAAACCAGCAGAGCTAGTAGTAGTGAATCTCTTAATATCAGCCATAGTAGCTAAGGTAAGCTGTAAGGCATTCTTAGTGCTTGCTACATCAGTACCAGCAAGAGCCTCATAGAGAAGGGGGTCAGTAGCTTGATAGAGTACCTTCTTACCCTTCTCATAAACATAGAACATTCTATTCTTATCAGAGGGTTTTGCACTTTTATCAGGGACTTTCATAAGAAGGTCATCTAAGTCATTAAGGCCCATCTTACGTAATTGAGGGTCAGTAAGTAAGTCTGTTACACTCTTAGCAATATCATTACGCAGTACCTTAGATACAATGGTGAATACATTATTACAACTACCAACAAGAGGGTCTTTAATCATCCTATCAGAACCAGTTTTAGTAAGAGCCTTGATAGCAGGAGTCAGGTCTGCCAGAGTACCTTTAGTATGGGTAGCATTAGCCAACTCTTCATCAAACCACTTGTTAATTACAGTATCAATAGAAGCGGACTCCATATCAGATTCAAATACTCTTTGCCATGGAACATATACTCCATAAGTTTTTAACAGATAGTCTCTAGCAGATTTACTGATAAGGTCTTTAGAGACCATAAAGCCTAATAGGTCCTCATTAAACCTTCTCATCTTTACAGCGGCTTCCCTAAATTCTTTAGGGCTACTAGCGGCTATCATATCGGCATCTTCAAGTTTAAAAGGTAACTTATAATCAGGGTCAATACCAGTCTTTTTAATTCCTTTTAAACGATTCATCAGTGCAAGGAATTTTTTACTATTCAATCTCATCCATAAATCTTTTTGAGGGCTACCCTCAGGATAAGACTTATAAGTATTCCACATCTTCAGAAAAGTTGCTTCCAGTTGAGGAGTAATCCTATTGGTTACAACTTGCGCTCTTCTTCTAGCACTCATACTTACTAACCACGTAGCAAAGGCTTCATAAGTATCATTGGCACCAATCTTCTTATACCAATCACCATACTTAGCATTTAACCCTTCAGCATCAAGGGAACCCCATACATCTGCTAACAGAGTATTATTTTTCCAATGATAACCAGTCAGGTCACTTAAAGCTCTCATAAAAGGCTTATCAGAGCCACTATGCTGAGTAAGGGCCAGAGAGAGGCCCTGAGAGAAGCTCTTTAAGGCTCTTGCTTTTCTGATAGGATTCTTATCATCAGGAAGGGTTTGCCCAATCTTCTGCTCTACAATATCTGTAATGTGTTGTAAGACAGCTTGACCATCAAAGAGTTGCTCATTCATATGGTGTCCCATTTGAGCTAAACGTTCTTTAAGGGATACTTTAGGTCTTACATCTTCCAGAGCGATTGCCCCACCAACTCTTGCTTGACCACCCTGATAGTACCATCTACGGACTAATTCATTATAATTATTCCACTTCTTAAGTAATTCAGGATGTTTAGCCATTTCAGCTTCAAACAGCACGGTATATTCAGGGAAGTTCTTACGAGCAAATTCGGGATTCAAAGTATACTCTCTGGTAAACTCTGCAATACCTTCAGCCCTTAATTGGTTGGGTGCATAAGAATTAGTACCCCAAACACTTTTAGCATTAGCTACCAGCTCATTATCAGCTCCCTTAATGTTCAGAATTTGGTCAAGCCAATGACCTATTTCATGGGAAGTTGTAGGTAAGTCCATGCGTTCAGCAATACGAATACCCTTATTGATAGTTTCAAAGAAGCCTAATACACCCTTCTTACGCATCCCATTCATGCCACCCTCACGAACCGTAGTAAGTTCATTAGCGGCATTATAAATTTCACTGTAGCGTACCAATTTAGGCTCATTAGGAGCAGTAACTTCTACAGGTCTACCACCAATTCCGGGAGCAACATCAAGGGCTACTTCAGGGGGTTCATTGACTCTATAAGGAGCCGCACCATTTTCCTTAATGGATTGAGCCATATTGGTAATAATGCGTTCATCTACAGATTGTTCCTGAGGTCTAATCTTACCTTCCTTGACAGCCTTAGCCATAGCTTCACCAGCTTCTTCAAGGTTAGTCATCTTAGCTCTCATCATTCTATCTTCAATGTTTTCCCTTACATCAGGAGGAGCATCATCTAAAGGATTTCTTTCTTCAGGTCTAATGACTCTCTGGTGTGGCACCTCGCTGGAAGATTCTACATCTTTATTAGTCTGAGGAGTAGTTGAAGTAGTGGAAGAAGGAGAAGGAGGGGGAGTAGCTTTCTGAGGAGCTTCACCAGAATCCTTAATAGAATCCACATCAGCTTCCTTCATGAAAGCCTTAGCCTTACGCATTGCAAAAGCCCTGTAGGCAATGGGGGTAGCTACCTGCCCAATATCAACAGCTAATTGAGCATATGCGGCACCCGGATTGACTCTCCAAAGGTCATTCCATTCCTGATCATTACCAGTAAGTCTACGAATAACACTATAGGCATCCCCAACAACAGGCACCATAGGGAGGAATGTATTTGTCAGATTATCTGTATAAGCATCTACCTGTTCAGGATTACTGAAGTCCGTACTAGCTGTACTGGTAACAAGATTATCAGTCATATCCATGACAGTAGAAGGGAGACTTGCAAGAAATGCCGCTCCACCTACACTAGAAAGGGTACTTGCGGCACCCATAAGGGCTGTACTACCAGTAGCAAGACCAGCAATACCAGCCCCAGAAGCCGCAAGGCCAGCCATAGCCGCCGCAGTACCAATACCACGACCTGCTACACTAGCAAACTGTTTTTCTGCATTAAGTTTCCACCTAAAGGCATCCATCTGATAATCATTCATTGCAGGAATATCTTTAGGGTCAATACTCAAATCATCATTAGCACTAGCATAATCATAAATATCTGCTTCATTGTATGCCTGAGAGGCTCTTTGGAATTCAGCCCATGCTTGCCCTAAACCTGTAAAGTAATCCCCTACAGTATTTACAAGCCCTTCTACAGAACCTTTAAAGGAATGTCTATATTCATATTCATCTTGTTCTGCTTTTGATTGAGCATCTGCAACAGCTTTCTTATAGTTTTCCTGATATACTCTGGAAGATAACAAGTCTTTCATGCGAGCATCAAAATCAGCATCATAACTAGGCATATTCTTTTACATCCCTCCTTTCACTTTATTTTTATAAATGTTCAAGTTGTGTATGATTAACCCAATAAAAACCATACCTAGGATGAAAAATCTTAACATCAGAGTCATCACCATAAGTAGGACTAAAATCCTTAATAACAACCTTATCTGTTGTACCTTTAGGGTAGAGATTATGCTTTAACCTATAAGTTTTACCTTTAATGAGTCCCATGTAAGTTGTAATAGTCATAGTTATTCCCTCCATATAGTGTGTCAATTATTGCATTACCAATCAGGAGAATCTAAATCAGCTTCATCATGAGGAATACCATAATCATTGAACCATTCTTTCATCTGATCTGTATCCATTCCCATGCCCTTACCAATTATATAGGCACCCTTAGCGGCATTAGCCATCATTTTAGCTTTCTCATACCCCACATAACGGCCACCATACCACCCCAGAGAGATATAGGCGTCTTTTTGCCATACTTCTTCCGTAATGATGATTTTAGTATTAGCATCCTTCAGTTGCTTTTCTTCAGCATCCGTTAGAGTATCCCCATTGGCTACCTTTTCATCCAGCATGGTTTTTGTGTTCAAAGCAATAGTGTATTGACCATTCTTATAGTATTTCCTGCCCAATCTTTCTTCAGGAGTCATATTGGCATTTGCAAGTTTAGCAGAAGCAATAGCGGAGGCTCTACTTTCACGTTGTGCGGCCTTCTCCAGCATCCCTTTATATTGAGCCTTATCACCATCAGTAAGGCCCTCAATAGCATCAATCTGATTTTTGCGTTCTTCATAAGAGAGGTCATTATTATTCATAACAACTTTCAGTTGGTCAATAGCTTCTCTATGCTTCTGTGCTTTAACTTTTTCTCTATCAGCATTTTCCTGCTCAACATATTGCATTACTTTGCTAGCAGTATCTTCAGAGTAGGCAGTAGCATTATAGTCATACTGATTATCCGTAGCTTCAAGACCACCATTATAGCCCTCCATGTGAACATGATCGCCAGTAGCACCATCTTCACCCTTTTTTTCGAACTGAACAAAATTGAAATAAGGAGCCAATACTTTGGCAATAGGGTCTCCATGTTCATGGTCATAACCATCACCAATCCAAATATCCATAGCATCCCCTTGATGATGTAGACTTCTTTCACCTGCACCAGCATCATTCAGTTCTCCATCAGGTCTGTAAGCAGAGGTAATTACAGGTTCTTTTACACCAGCGGCCTTAAGTTTACCAATAATCTGAGGAACGATACCAAACCATTCAGATTTCTGTCCCTTTTCAAACTTTTCCTTAATGCCAGGTTCCCATTCAATTTCGCTATCAGAAACCGTAGGATTTAATTGTTTGCCATAATTGGGATTCTTCTTAGCTAACCCTAAGTATTCATCATAGAGTCTGCCATACTCTTGTGTTTCGGAATTATTAATATTTCCACCCGGCCCACAATTATAGTGCAGAGCGGCTAATCTCCAATCACCAAATTCATCATACATCTGTTTAAGATACTTAATACCACCCTTGATGTTATCAGCAATATCATAAGGGTCTACACCCAGTCTTTTTGCTGTATCTGGCATAAGTTGCATAGCACCAATGGCACCAACAGAACTTAATGTCTTACCTTCAATTACATCCTGATTATCTCTATTCTCAATATGATAAACAGCATAGGCAACATTCAAAGGTACTCCCTGAGTAAGAGCCTCTTTACGTAGGGCCGCATCAGCAATAGCATTACCACTAGAAGGAACAATCCATTCACCACCAGTAGCGTTCGCTTTCATGAACTTAGTGCGCTCCGCCGCCATCTTTTTGGCTTTTTCAATATCAATGGTACCATCAGGTTTTGTACACAGTTTGATAATATCATTAGCAATACTCTTAGTAGCACTGGTAACAATATTCTTTCTAATAGCCCCTTGTGGCAATTCTTTACCAAAGGTATGTCCACCCGGAAAGAACTCTAAGTCACTAATAGCATCCAATTGAGAAGTATCAGTAAACAGCTTACCATTGGTAGTAAATAATTCATTCCAGAACTTAGAAGCCTGTTCAGGAGTATCAAAATACAGAGAAGCTTCACGAACTAAAGGAGCCAGGTCACTTTTAAACCTAGTAGAACTCATTTCTTTAGTGTTCGTCATAAATTTCTGGAATCGAGTAGCAATCGTTCGCTGTCCAGTAGCTTGTCTGTCATTCTTAATAGCCTGTCTAGCAATATCACTAATCTTATAAGAGTTCTCAAAGTTAGCCTTATTCAGCCCATAATCAAAGGCTTCAGGGTTCACTAAGGAATCTCCCATTTCTTCCTTTTGTTTCTTCAGATAACCTTGATAAGCCTGTACAGCTTCTTCAGAACTCTTAGGGACTTTCCCTTCATTATCCGTAAGATATTGCTCCATAGCATTATTGGCCGCTTGTTCACCCATAGCCTTTTCCAGCAGAGCAATAGCATAAGGATTATCAGTCTGATCGTAACCCCCAGCGTGTTGAAGGTTACTCATAAGGTCAAAGTTACGTAAATCATTAGCACTCTTACCAGCTACCATAGCCTGTGCATTAATGAGTTTTGCCTGATTCTTCTGCCTATTCTCATTAGCCAATGCTTCATTCCAGAGGGCATCACCAATGACCCCTAAAGAGTGTGCAAAGCGCTCTGCCCCATAATCTCTTTGAGTACCAATATTGGTTCCAAATTCAGGCTTATTGAGTTTCTTCTGATAGACAGCATCTGGCATCGGTCTAAATTGTTTTTCAAGACCAATTGCATTCTTAATATCAGTTGCCACTTTATCTCCACCTCATAGCTTTATAATTTTTCGTACTGATAGGCTTATTTGCAACACTAGACCATTTAGGGTCATAATTGGTGTTCCAGTCAAGGAAAGAATTATACTTAGGCTTATTATTATCATTTGACTTTTTTACATTAGCATCACTATGATTATAAGTAGCATTCTTCTTATTCTCATAGGCATTTCTATAACCAGTATAAGATTCAATAGCCATACCAGCACTCGTAAGGAAGTTTTGGAACCTAGAGGGCATCTTAGGAGCGGACATATTGACACCTTTAAGATAATCTTCAGTTTGAATCAATGCAGACTCTTTATTGAGGTCAATCTCATTAGACTTACGAGCATAATTATCTTTAATAGAACTAGTGGCTCTTGCTAAGTCACCTGCTACAGTTCTATTGAGCATATCAGCAGTTCTACCACCACCAGAATATCCTTCATTGATAGCCGCTTCTACCTGCCCCATAGTTTCATTCATGTTTCTGGTAGTCTTATCCAAATCAGCGGCGGCGGCTTCAAAGGCATCTCTTCTTTCCTGTTCATAGTTCTGAAAGAGATAAGCCATATTCTTTATAGCGGCTTCCTTCTGCTGATTCATTCTGGACTGAGCGGCACTGGCCATAGCCTTTTGAGAAGAATATTCACCATAAATATTAAGGGCTAATTGAGTACCTGCCATAGCAGACATAAAGTCACACATTATTTAAATGGCTCTCCTTTCTAAGAGGCAACCAATAAAAATATAAGAATCCTTCATACTCCTTATAGAACTTCGCATTAAGACTCTTTAACCAGTCTATATGAAGTTTATTGAATTTCCATACATGATTATATGTAGGATTCTTATTGGTTCTCCTAATGATAGGAATCAGTTCTCTCATGTATCTCAAAAAGGCAATCTTATGCTTTTCCACATGAGTTGTACACAGCATCCATATGCAATCTTTATAGACACCACCAATTCCTAAGACAGTCTTATTTTTACCGTAAACAAGAGCCATTGTACCTGCTTCTGTTAGTTCACTTATAGGAACATCAAGAAAGTTTCTTCCATCAGGCCCCGCAAGGCATTCAGCCATATCTTCTGGCCTCATATGATTGCTGAAGTCAGCCAATAAGCGAACAGTAAGAGGTACAATGGTAATATGATTATTAGACAATAGTTCTAGTCCTCCTTGTGTATCTCCCTTGATAGCCACCACCTACGATAGCCAGAGGAGTAGGATTAAGAGATTCTAAGGTAAGACTTACTTTGGTATTCAGTTCATGCACAGGTACTTTAAAGACACCAGTAAGTAATTCAACAGTATTCAGCATCTGACCTTTAGAGATATTGTAAAGCGACCTGATATAATCCCTATGGATATGCTTAGTGGGGGACTCTACAATCACTTTAAAGTAACCACTATCCACATAGTTATACCAAACATCCTGAATCTGTAATCTACCATCTGTAGTTGTAGTGGTATTCCCTTGTTCTACTTGTTTAATCATAATGGTACTCTGAACCATCTTAAAGAGATAAGGAACACCTACATATACTTTAGTATTACTATAATCACCTCTTACAGTAAGTAAGCCATCTGTAGCATCATCATCAATAAGTTCAATGATTTCACCAATAGAAGTAACAATAGTATAAGTATCACTAAAGGCATTTCCTTTATAAGTATCTTTTATGTTAAAGGTAGTCTTATTATAGGTACTATCATAAATACCATTAGACAGTTCAATCTTTCTATCAAGGTATACTCTATAAGGTTCATCCTGAAAGTCCTTAGTATTATAGGCTAATTTAATAATCTCTAAGAATACATTATTATCTCTCTTAATAGTAATGTACAAAGAGGATTCCATAAATTCAGCCCCTAGGATTTCCCCACTAAACTCCCATCGACTCCACGAAGATTGCTGTTTGACACCATCAAGGAACAGGAACTTATATACATACATAGCTTTAGGGTCAGCCTTAGTGAGTACCAGAATGATATTATCAATCGTAGAGGGTACCAACTTAAATACACCATTAGGAATATAACTAGGAACATGAGAAGTAATATCCTGAGCATCCCGCTTATCAGTATCATCAAAAGCTGTAAAGTATTCCTTGACAGAAGTATAGTTACTCCTTCTAGCAGTAAAGTAAATATTTCTACCTACTCCTACAGGTTTGACTCTAGGGTCACTGGAAAAGTAAGTCATAGTATTTACCTTAGCATTACTAGGAGTCAGCACCCCTTCAGCCCTTAAAGAGAACTGAGCAGTATTAGAAAAGAGTACAAGGTCATCACCAAAAGGAACAGCCTGATAGAGGATAGCAATCTTATTGTCACTTACAGCAATATCAATAGGGTCAGTATCTCTAACAGCAGTAGCACTAGTCATCCAGAAATTAAAGAAGTCACTAGAGTTACTAAGTATAATATTTTCACCACTAAGGAAACCTAAACGATTTCTATAAAAGAATACATCATTGATAGTATCTCCTACAAAAGAAGGTTCAGGGTTACTATTATCATCACCAGTAAGTCTTTTCTCCCATTCAGCCTTTCTGAAGATAAAAGAGCCATCAGCTTCCCTTACAAGTACATGAGGCATAGAAGCATCATTCAAACTGATATTAATATTGGGTGCTACAGTTTCCTTCCAGATACCTGCATTAGCATCATAGCGAACATAATAATCATCAGAGGTAGTTTTCTTTTCCCCTACTACTTCACAGATGAATCCATCAGGGGCACTAGAAGGAAGATTATTAAAGGTCTGCACCTGCTTAAGAATACCAAACATAGCCTGATTATTATAGTTATCATAGGCTTCTACCTTAGTAATCTTTGTACCACTTTTATAAATATAGAGCCACGAAGGGCCAGTAGCTACAGTCCATCCCTTACCTCTTGCACCTTCAGCAAGTTTGTCAACAATATAGTTAGTATTGATTAGATTTACGTGTTCACTCTTAGAGCCATCAGGAGTCTGATAAGAGCATACATCTGCATTATTTAAACGTACCTTATAGGTTCTCCCATACTGACCACTCTTTACATGAATCAAAGCCCCCTGATCATCCGTATTTTTAGACATTTCATTGGACATACTGACAACCTTAGAGCGATTCACAATAAAGGTGTAATCAGCAATAGTAATCATCTTAAGGTCAGTAAGGTTTACCCTGCAATTCAAATAGGATAAGTCACTTGCATTTACGGTTAATCTCTTACCAGAAAAAGCATCATAAGCACAAATGACAGGAGTAGACTGGGTGCCATCAATAGCAATAATGTATTTTTCGGAATCATCACGATTAATAAAATGTACGTATGGGGAATCCTGTGGGAATCCTTCTAAGAGTCCTACATGAAGGGTAGGGGGTCTTTTCTGTAACCCACCTGCTTCCGTAGAGAGGCCATTCAATTGTTCTTCAAGCTGTTCAGGGTGTCTAAGAAATACAGGCTGTTGAGAGATACCAGCTACAAAATTCTTATATTGTTGAGTAATAAGAGTAGACATATATTATCTCTGTTTCACCCCACTAATATAGGTATTCTCCAGCATATTCACAGGAGAAACAATATGTTCCTGTTCATTAAAATAAGTCCATGCTTCCTGTTCTCTTTGGGACAAAATAGTGGATAAAGAGTCATCCCCCAGGTATCTAGTAGAGAATCTAGCAGAAGCCTTAGCGATCACGTACTCCTGAGCAGGTACAGGAATACTACTAAAGTCCATAAGCAATACTACATTTACTCTTATACCACTAGAGGGAAACTTAAAGGTAGCATTATCAATATCATAGATATAACCATCTCGCTTGATTAATTGATAATCTTCAGAGGTCATGCTCAAAATATTATCAGGCCATTTAATTCTCCCAGTGATTGCATCAGTATTCAGTTTATAATCTTCAAAGGTATTGAAAGACCAGCCACGAGATTGAAAAGCCCTGTTGGTACTTTTAAGCATATTCAAGGCATTGATTGCATCAGTATCCTCTAGGTCAACCAGAGAGTTCACACCATCTTCATTAATAGCACTCAAAATACTATTGACAGCATCAAGGACTACAGGGTCTGTAATGACCATACATACTTATCTCCTTTCTTTTTTATTTTCTGCATTTATCAAAAAAAAAGACCCTAGGTATACGCCAATAGGCTCATACAATGTCCTACGGTTTATTTGCTAGGGTCACTATTAAAATTGGTGGGTAGAAAAACATAAAGGACCCTACAGATATTCCATAGAGTCCTTATGTATTACTATCTCTTTAATGTTTAGGCAGTAGTGATTACACCCATGAATGCGGCTTCAGGACGCAGACCACCCTGACCAATAGCATACTTACCGATAATCTGATCGGCCTGATAGTTAGCTCTGCGAGCGTGTTCCAGAGCGAAGTTCTTCAGAGTCAGAGTACCAACAGTATAACGATGTGCGCACAGGAAAGCGGCGGTATCCTTATAGGTAGACGGGAAGATATGACCTTCACCCTGAATCAGACCATCCGGTTTAGCACCCTTGTCATTAGTGATACCACCAGCAGTCAGATGAGGGGTTTCTACAATATCGAACCCACAAATCTTATTTACATCACCATCAACAATGGTACCGACACCACCATACAACTTATTAATGGTATCACGATTAGCAATCAGAGCATTCTTAACCACAGGGAGCATATAGCATACACGACCTTCCAGAGGTACATAGTTATTGCTCATTGCGGTCTTGATGTGCAACAGTTCTTCAACGACAGCCTTACCCAGTGCTTCGGTTTCAGCAGTCAGACCACCAGCAACAGAGCGGGATACGACTTCACCCTTACCCAGACCAGGCAGCAGTTCCTTATTGACCATAGCCATCTTAGCAATTTCAGCCAACAGGCCACCATCACGAGCCATAGCCAGTGCTTCACCAATCTGATAAGCATATTCAGAACGCAGGTCATAATGGTTCATAGCTTCATCCAGATCAGTAATCAGAACATCAGAGGTCAACAGACCATCAATCATAATCTTTACAGAGGTCTGAGAGTTAGCCTTACGCAGGTCATCCAGATTAGCACCCGGAGCCAGATAGTTAGCCTTAGCACGACCCAGAACAGGGAACTCTGCGGCCTTACCAGAAGCAATTACACGTTCCAAATGACGACCAGAAGTAACAGAAGCACGACGATAAGCAGTCAAAACTTCACCAGCAAAGTTAGTCAAAAACAGTTTCAGTCGACCTGCATCAGGAGAGTTAGAGTCCAGACCAGGACTAGAAATTACAATGTTCGTAGCAGTAGTAGTAGAATCAGGCATTAATTAATTACCATCCTTTCAAAATTTACAAAGTTATTTATTATTAAATTAAATTAACGACCACTAAAAGTAAAGAAGTTACTATTACGGAGCTTATTGACTACCTCTTGACGGTATTTCATATCGCTCTCATAACGAGGGTCACTCATAGCCTTTACCATTTCATCCTGACTAGAGTAACCACTATTGACATTAGCAGAAACCTGACTACCCATAATGGTTCTATTAGAGGTACCATTCTTCAGAGTCATTTCTGCTTGTACACCACTTAGGAACATACTGATAGCAGACACATTGCCTTGTTCTACCAGATTATTATAAGCATCAATAGCGGCATCACCCTTAGAGGCAATGTAGTTGGCAATCTTATTATAGGCTTCTTGACCACCTACAGAGTTCATAATGGTATTTGCTACAGCATTGCTACGAGCTTCTACACCAGCAATATAGGCATCTACCAGATTGCGACCAAAACCAGCCTTTTCCAAATCCTGATAGGTTCTTTCAGACAACTTGCCATCTCGCTCATATTCAGCGGCGGCATCATCGAAAGACAGACCCTTATCAGCCAAAGCCTTTTTAGCTTCTTCTTCAGCCTTACTAGCTTCTTGGAATACCTTAGTGGCCTTATCAGCATCACTTTCACCAGCTTCTTCCTGAGTTTGCTGAGGCTGTTCCTGAGTAGTAGTTTCAGTTTGAACAGTTTCCTGAGTGGTATCCTTTACATCTTCATTATCAGTAGTATTAGTAACTTCTACAGTTTGTTGTTCTTGTGGATTATCAGCAATTTCCACAGTAGTTTCAATAGTACCCATTAGGGTTTTCCCTCCTTATTCATCATTCGTTATTCATCATTGTAGGATTATTCAAGTTAGCTTGTTGCTCATTTTGAGCCATACTCATCAGACCATTCACAGCGGGGCCAGTAGCATTAGCCATCATCTGCTGTTCCATTGCCTGTTGCTGTTCCTGTTGAATCTGTTCATCAGTCTTAATGAGTCCAGTAGTATCAATACCTAGGGAGGTAGCTTTAGCCTTAATGAAAGCACCCACATTAATATACTGTTCAGCACCCGGAAGGGTACTAATGGACTGTTGTAACATCTCCAGCTTATTATAATCATGACCTCTCCCTAATGCTTCTAAACCAGTCGTAATAGAGGGTTCAATATCTCCCTGTTGAGTAGTAGGGATTTCTCCATTGGCTTCCAATTGGGCCATAATGCGCTTAACCAGAGGTAACTGAAGTTCCTGAGAAAGGATACTATAAGTACCCCCTAGGGTATCTTCCAGTTCACCTGCTACCTGTCTGATTTCTTCTGCTGTTACTCTTTCTGCATCCCTCTGGACAACAGAGTTAAGGATAAAGCAATAAGACAATCTCTGTTCGATAGCATCAACAGTATTCTTAGCAATCATAATATCTGTACTCTTATCCAATTGAAGTACAGAAATGTCATCTTTTCGCCCCGGTACAAAGTCACCAGTCTTAGCCTTAGCGATTCTTCTGGCCTGAGTCATCCCCCCCGGATTTACCAGATAGAGGATATGAGCGGCAATAGCGGCATAGTTCAGAATAGCTTCTTGCAAACCATCAAGGTTCTTTAAGTCACCTAAGTATTCTTCCACAAAAGAACGGCCATAGGATTCTCCATCCATCTTTACGAATCTAAGAGCAATCCATGGGGACTTATCATATGGGAATTGCTGTTCAGTACCTTGAATGGGTTTACCTTCAGTTTCCTGATAAGAGTAGTAAGTATCACCTTCCAGATATACATGAGTGTAAATTTCTACAGGGTCAGTGACTCTCCATTGTTTACCACTTTCAGAGGCCAGCATGTCTTTTACATCCTGCGGCAGAGTCCCAAACATTAACTTATCCACAGTGACAATCTGAAGGACTTTACCTAATGCATCTCGTTGACATACATAAGAACTTAATCTATAGAGTTTTGCACCACCTTCTTTTGGTGGCAGATAAAGCAGACAATTACCAGCAACAATAAGCTGATTCAGGGCCTCTTTAATAGTTACCCTGATCTGACTTGTTTCAATGTACTTAAGGATTCTCTGTTCCATCTTCATCATTGCGGCTTCAATTTCCTGTTGCATCTGAGGGTCTTGTTGGGAAACATTGGCCTTCAAAATAGGGTTCATATCGAGCCTGAAGAAGGTACTATTAGGAGGGAACAGAGCAAGTAGTAACTTAGAAGATAGGTTATTCACACCTCTGGCACCAAAAGATTGATGAGGAATCTTATAGGTACTAGAAGCATTATCAGTCTCCTTTGGGAATAGAGCAGGAATTGTAAACTGAGCACAGGATTCAGCTCTATCAGTATAATTATTCCTGTCTGTTTTCAGTCGTTCATAGACCTGTTTAGCTGTTTCTCTATTTTGAGTATCAGAACTATACCCTAGAGAAATATTCTGGGTAGTTCTTTTTAAAGTATTATCTAAATCCATTAGATACTAAGCCCTTGGGCTACCTTCTCCTTTCCGCCTTTAGAAATCTTTAAGGAACGTTTACCACCCTTTCTTTCAGAAGTTACAGCTTGAGTAGAATCAGAACCCATAGAGGCTTCCCCATTATATTCATCATAGGGAGCCGCTACATTTACAGCAGGAGGCTTATAAGTATTATCACTATTTTCAGCCCCCGCAGGTGCCCATGTCTTTGCTTCCTGATATTTGCTCTCTAAGCCTCTCTCTTTAATAACAGAAATGGCACTATTGCGGTATCCTCCATCCTTAGACAGGGCTACGATAAACTTTTCACCCATCTTGGCCTTACCTACCTGAGCATCATAGACAGGCTTCCCATAAGACTTGCCATAAACAGCTGTATTGATTACATCATTATCAGACCATGCTTTATAAGAGGTGCCATCCTTAGTAGTCCACCCTCTCATATATCTTCTGAGCGTACACATAGGGGCACCCCTTAAATCTGTAAACCTTGCATAGAAGGATTCTTCTTATTAATCTTTAAGGCATTCTTACCCTTTCTCTTGAAAGTATTCTCATTGGTTTCATTCTCTTGCAAGCCCATGGAACCTTCAGGATTACTAGAAGGGGCATTTACAGATACAGCAGAGGGGGCAGGAGTAGGGGTCTCAATGACCTGTTGAGCCTTTGGGCTACCACCACCCCCAAAGATTTTCTTTACAGCTTTCTTACACATATATTTAAATATTATCCTTTCTACTTATTATCATCAGAATGTAAGGGGATTATAACCACCACCTACAGCCCCTCTGGATACCTTAAGAGCACTCTTACCCTTCTTTTTGTTCAGAGAGGAATCTTCCAGTCCACCATACAGAGGGCTTTCTGGTTCTTCACTGGTAGTTTCTGGTACAAGGTCTTTAGCAGTCATACCAGTATCTTGTGTTACAGTGGTAATCTTAGGGGTTTTAATTTTGAAGAAACACACCTCTTTTAGATAACCTTCCTTTCTTCCTCATTGTTGGATTCATTTGCCATCCATCGAATATAATTCAGAACATCATTGACCCCCTTCATATAGCCTAGTTGAACATCACTGTTCTTATACTTATCAGAGTCATCTTCCAACATATTTCTGAAGGAGAATCTTTTATCCAGCATATCAGGGACATTACTGGAAATATAGAACAATTCATCATCAATTTCCATCTATAGTTATTCCTCCTTATAGTGTGCCAATTAATTTTTCTCAGGTTTCCATAAGATAGGCTTATAATTATTATCAACATCAGAAGCTCTCAGAATACGAGCAACCCTTGCCTGTAACAGAGCATCATCTTCAGAGAGTCCCTTCAGAGCGAATGTATCCCTTACAGCTTCCCATGTAGGGTTACTAGAGAGAATCCTATGAGCAGTCACAGGGCCAATGCCAGGACACCCCTTATAGTTATCAGCAGTATCACCAATTAAAGTCTGATAGAGATGAAAATAATTAGCTTCATCTTCAGTGATTGTATAAGGAGCTTCATGAATAATATCAAAGAATCTTCCGGGTATTGATTTAAAGTCCTTATCACCACTACACATGATTGTGTTAGGGAGAGAAGTAGCAAGGATACCAATACAGTCATCTGCTTCAAGACCTTGCTTACATATCACATTAGGATACTTTTTCTTAATCCAGTCAACTAAGGGCCAGTAACCTAATGGCTTCCCTTTACCACTTCTATTCTCTTTATAAGAGGGCAACAGGTGCTTCCTGAAGTTATCATCAGGGTCAGTAAAGCAGAGATACATTTCAGTGGGAGTAGTAGCAGGAACCTTAAAGGCTCCCTTTACTTTTTCCTCTAGGGTTTCTAGGGCATTGGTAAAGGAAGCCTTAGTCTTGTCCATATCAAGATAGGCTGATACTGTATGTTCATCCCACATGATTTCCTCTTTGGAAGCAGAAGTAATTCTGAAAGCATACATATCAGCATCTATCAAGAGATTCAGAAAGTCATTCTTCAATATACATATCCCTTTCTTCCTCATACGTCATAATGTGGTGTAAGTAAGGCTTATGGGGATAACCTTTCTTAGTCATCTTATCAGTTCCAATAAGGACATACCTGCCAATGATTTCATCAAAGAAGTTCACTTCAGGAGTAGCATACCACCATCTTTCTTTATCCTCTTTAGTCAAACCATGTTTCACGAAGAACTCCCTATTACCAGCACGACACACCAGAGCATTCATCTTATCCACATTCGGTTTACTGGACAGCCCAATACATTTAGCTACAAGCAACACTTTTTACCTCTCTCCTTTTTATCTTCTTTTTATTACTTTTCTTTAGTCCCTTTTATGTGTGACCATTTTTTACAATAGGGACAATAAACATCATAACCAGCTTCTTCAAGGCACTTATGGACACCTTTAAGTAAAATATAGTCACACTTAGGACATACTACAGGCCCAAACATCTTTTGCTTATTCTTGCTTCCCTTTGGTCTTGACAAAAGAACACCCACTCTCCTTACAGGTTCCACAAGGCAGAGTCACATAGTTGAACACTTCAGGAACCTTAGCAGACAACATACCATAAATCATCTGAGCCAACAATCTATGCTCTTTAGAAGCCCTCTTACACAGCCTCTTAGGAAGGTATTCAAACCATGCCCTAAAGTTGCCTGTAACTACCAGCTTATATTCAGCCCCTTTAGGAATCTGGTAAGCGGCATCTTCAAGAGGAATATCAGGGTTATCGCAGGCTTCATTATAGAAGTCCATCTGTTCTGCCACACTACAATCAACATCATGTACACCAGTCTCATAGTAACTAGTCAAGCGGCTACCTCTGGTAGACTGACAGGTA